CTATAAATGACCAAACTATCTTCAATCATCATTAATTGATTGATTGGTTTGATTGCTTTATGAATCCAAGAAAGAGTTGATCCCTTATTTCTATCTACCAATCCAGAAGTACAGTAAGTAACAGAATCACGAGTCATTTTGACTCCTTTTCCTGCTCCTCCATAATTAGTAGATTGGAATCCACCCTGTGTAGTAGATGCATTATAAACAAAAAATTCTTCAATGTCTGGAAATTCATAAGAATCTGGGCTACCAGGTTCTGTTTTTAATAAAGCATCTACACTATCCTTTCCTTTCTTTTTTAATTGACGCATAAAACGCATTTTAGAAGCGTCAATATACCTTAATTCCTGAAGACCTTCGTGAGGATTTTTCTGATCTATTACTTTATTATAGTATAATCTACCATCAACATACCAATTCCTAAAAATATCATGTGCCTTTTTATCAAAATCTAAGAGTTCACAAACAAACTTAAATTCATCTCTAATCTTCTTTTTAATACCATCACTAGCATTTAAATTTGATAATTCAATTGAAATTGGACTATCATTAGTATCACTAACAATTGCTTCATTAACAATATCTTCAATTGCACTATCCACTTCAGGATATAGAGACATCTGACGATATCTTCTTATAAGTTCATTTTCAGTTCTATAAACCCCTTCAATATCTACATACGAACCAAAAAATCCACTGCTTACATAGTGCTCCGATCCATCCATCGAATTGGGAGGGACCGGAGACACCACGCCAGGTGGAACCTTATCCTGATCTTCAATAGAGAATCCAAATAATCTCGCCATTATTATATTTTAGAAATTATGCTTGTAGTATTTAGGCACCCACAGGTGGAGTAGCTTGTACTAGATCATTTCCAGATAGATTTGCTGGAACCTGAGTTTGTGAAGCCTCTGCAGCATCACCTACATTATAACCTATTGCATAGTATTGAACTGCAAATGTTACAGTAAATTCTTCAATTGTATCTGAAGTGTCATAACTTAGATCTATAGCACTAATTTCTGTGGGGAATATATCAAAGAAATTATAAGTTCTTAGAACAACATTAGAATTTCCTTCTCCCGCATTATTAGTTTCACTATTGATACTGGCTGATCTACCCAATTGTCTCACCATAGCATCAGTCATATAAGAATTGGGATTTGCAATACCTGTCCCATCATCCAATTTACTAATACCATTCATCCATTGCTCAAAAGCAGTTCTAATGTTGAAACTTTCATCATTCAAAACTGTAACAGTCCAATCATCAAAAGTTCTATCACCTGCTACCTTTAAAATTCTACCTCTAAAGGGAACATTAATTGCTGGAACAGTAGATCCAGGCAATTGAGCTGCTTTACAAAGAAATTTAAAATCTCTTTGTTCCTCTTGTCCCCAAGCATCACCAATGCCAGATGGAAAAGAAGGAATAACAACTTCAAATAGATTGGGTCTTGCACCCCCTCCAGAGAGTTTAGTTTTAAACTCTGAAATTGTTTTTGTGTTGATTGATGCCATTGATTTTAGGTCCTCCTGAATTTATTTAAGAAATGGTCAAACTGATTCAGCAAAACTGATGCCAGTTCTAGTGGCAACAAATGTTAGAGTAATATAATTGATGGATTTAGAAGGCTGGATGAATATATCAGCTCTAAATTCATTATTATCAACCACATCAGGAGTGTTATTGCTTTCATCACAAATAACCTTGAAGTTTTCAATTCCTCTATTTGATTGAATATCTCTCAAATAAGGGGTAACAATATTACTAAAGTTCTCTCTAGTATCTTCATCATTTATTTCAAAGAGTTGAGCATTTGCAGCACCTTCAAGTGCTTGCTCTACAGTAAGGAATAGTCTCCTAACATTAATTCTATCAAATGCAGATTGATAAGAAAGTGCAGTCTTATCACCAAAGAGTTGGATACCAGATCCCTTAATATTGGAAATTGGGTTAATCCTAGCACTATAGAGAAGATCTCTTTGATCCTTATTGGGATTGTATGCTAACTTAACTGCATTGTTAAGAATACCTCTTCTTGCACCTGCAGGTGAGAACCATGGGAAGGAATTAACAGAAGTCCTTACACATAATCCAGCAACGTCTGGGTTAGTGGGAAGATATCTAAACTCATTATTAAATCGGTCATAAGTGTACTTATAACCACTATCTAATATAGCGAAGGAAGAAGAACTAACTGAGCTATAAAACTCTAGAATATTATTGGTCTGAGTTGTAGCATTGGTAACTCCAACAATACCTTCTCTATGAGGAGAAATACAAGCAATACAATCTTTTCTACTATTAGCAATGGAAATCAAGAGATTTGCTTTTGCTTGAGATTGTAATAAACTATCTCCACTTGGACCCATTAATAAGAAATCTACATCTGTTTCATCCTTATTATCAAATAGTTCATAACCAGTCTTAAGGTTAGCAAGAGTAGCACTCATTCCACCAACAGCAGAATAATCAACACCACCTAATAATGTATAGGAAATATTTCCTAATCCACTAAATGTTATGCCTTGTGCATCTTGTCCCCATAAACCTTGAGCAAATGTATTTGCCTGGAATTGAGTTGAGAATCCAGTTGCTCTTGGTGTAGTATTCCAAGTAGAATCATATGCATTAGAAGGATTATATCCTGCATACACATAAGAAGAATTATTCTGAATATAGGTCTTATAATAAGACTTGGTTGGATTTCCTCCATCCATTATAGCATCAGCTGCTTTAGAGAGATTCAAATGCTTCTCAAGAATCTGTCCCTCAACACCTGTTACTTCACCTGTATCATCTACAACAACCACATGAAGGGTGTCATTTTTACCATCTCTTTGAGAAACATAGTTACTCGTCTTAGGTTTAGGAGCAAGAGACTTCCAATAAACAGTAGAATTTGTAAGTCCTAAAGTTTGAGCATCATACCAATCAGCAACACTTGCTATAGCAGAACTAGCAGAATTGACTGGATTATCATTTCCATCAACTGTATTAGAAATGTAAATTGTATCAGAAGAAGTAAAGGATGCTGATCTATCATTTTCCTGATAATCTATGGAAGTAATTGTTCCACCAACTGTTACCAATCTACTAAATGTAACAGCAGAGCCAGCAACAATTGCTGTTGCTACGGTACTACCACTACCAATAGTTACTGTAGTTGAACCAACTGAAGCAATAGTAAGATTTGCAATTGGAGTATCAGCAGCATGAGTAAGAGTTATAGTATCAAGGGTGCTGATTCCACTTAGACTCTCAACAGGAATGGCAGTTAGTCCGGGAGCCACCCTCTGAGACATTGTTGTTTGTAATGTTTGATTATATTGAGTACTTGCAGTAGAGACCCTAGAAACTATCTTAACATCAACGGTACTATTTCCATTAGTGGGATCAGTAGTAACACCAGTAATGATACCCTTAATATAACCATCAAAGGAAGATGTTGTACCATCTCCTGCGAGAGAAGTGCTAATTCCTGTGGTTACACCATAACCAATAGTAAATCCTGCACCAACTGGGTTGGTATAAGAAATACCAATTCTTTGGTCAGCATTTCCGTCAATAACACAGACTTTTAATTTATTTGCCCAAGTTCCTGGGTTTCTAGCAGCCCATAAAACTTCTGTTGTATCTGTATAATTTGCCTCATAATCATCAAAGTTTTTAATTTTGAATGATGATGAAGATGCTTCATCGGTTCCAGCATTAGCATTATTAAGAGTAGATCCATCAACTCTTACAACCGAAAGAACCCCTCCATAAGACAGGTACTCTGCTCCACTCATCCAATACTCATATTGCCTGTCAGTTGAAAGAGGTTTTCCAAATGTATTAATAAATTCTTGTTGTGTAGTAATTCTAGTAGGAGTGCCTTCAACTGGTCCAATTTTAAAAGGACCCGCAATTGCTCCCACAGTATCTACAACATTTTGCACTCTTCCAATTGTTAGGTCAACCTCTCTGGTTATTACACCGGGAGATAATTGAGGAGTCGCCATGTCTTTTGTCTCCGAAGTTCTCAGTTTCTCTAAGAATTATTTATTGTTTTACCTATTTACATGTAATCCCACATGTAAGAACGGTCTCCATATTCATCTACATTCCAAGTAGTGGGACCATCTCTTAATCTTTCCAATCCTTCAGTCCCATCTTTATCAACATACCATCTATCTCCCTCATTATCTACAAAACTATTATCATCTAAACCATCAGAAATAAATCCAAATGGTGCCATATCTTGTTCTATCTGATTTTTTTGCTCATCATAAATTCTTTTTCTAACATCTTGATCAGTAAGTTCTTTAAAGTAATCTTGAGCAACTAACCATGCATAGATTACTAAACACATTGCTAAGTCATCATTACAACCTTCTTCTGCTTCAAATGAATTATGTTTTTGAATAAAAGTAGTTAATTCACTTAATATATCATAATCACTAAAGATAAGCTTATCCTCTTCTATCATAGTTTTTAAATTAAGAGCACCAACCTTTTTAACAGTCTTAGACATCTTGACTCCCAATTGAGTTTTCTTTCCAGAAAATCCTTGCCCAATAACTTGACCAGCTCTTCCTCTCATAGAACTTTGAAGAAGATTGGCATATTCCATATCATAATTTAAAATTGCTGCTACTTGATCTCCTACATCATTTACTTCACATAAAATAAATGCTTGATTGTATTTGGTTGCTACTTCATAGATTATATTAGGAAATAGCATTGGCTTTATTTCATTATTCCTATACTTAGCCACTATCTTATGTGGGAATGTAGTAATATCAACTACAACAAATGCAGAATAATCCTTTACTACACCTCTAGCCACGTCTACAGTAATAATATAATCATGTTTATCTTGTGGTGGTTCATACATATCCAACCCACCACTTCTGGTAATAGGTTGATCATAAACAAGAGTTCTTAATTTGCTAGGAGCAATCAAAGTATCAACAGATCCTAAGAATTCACATTCAAACTCAATTTTCCATTGTTGTTCAGATGTATTAGCAATAGTTTGTTTTTTCCATTCTTCAT